TTAATATTACTATCGAAAATGCACAAGGGGGAACTGAGCAATACAATGATGTGGGGATGGGCTCCAATTATTCTTATGCTTCATTCCCTGGTAATTTTCTTTACATCTCTGCACAAAATCAAGGGGGTAGCGGGACTGTAACGGTCAACATTTACTACGAAGGTCAGTTGATTAAAACGTCTACCAGTTCTGGAGGTTATGCAATTGCTACAGCTTCAGACTCAAAATAAAGGAATATACCTTAACTAATCGCTAACTTTCTTTGTTAACCAAGAGGGCGGGTGTCATTCCCCGCCCTCTTTCTGTTTGAACCGCTATTATGCGGTCTTGGCGATTGCAAAATAGTAGGTTACAGGGGCTTTGCCGGTGTCTGTTTCGGTGATCTGAACAAAGGTTAGCGTGCCAGCCGATCCAAGGCTTACCGCGCCTGACGCTACCGTACTGGTCAGGGTCATGGTACCACCGGTACAAGCCGGTGTGGTGCCATATTTCAGTACGCAAGTGCCGGTGAAGGTTGCTGTGAATGTCATTGAGGCGGCTGTCGATGAATCAACATACTGTACAGTACCGTTGGCGAATGTCGGGTAAACCGTGTTCGTTGCGCCGGTGATAGTCAGAGCAGAAATGCCGGATGACAGCGTGATACCCATAGTCACAGCTCCGGAGATTGTTAATGTCGCCGAGAATGTAATGAGCTTGTTAATGTTTACCGGTCCCGGTTTGAACGCCGTTACTAAGGCACTGTAGCTCACTGTCACCGTACCAAGCCCCGAAGGATAGGTGAATACGAACGCTGCCAGGGCGCCGCTTGCCTCCAAGGTAGCAAGCGCTATCTGACCGTTTGTATCGCCCGGATAAAAGAAGCCGGTTATTTTCGGGTCTGTTGCTTTCTTTGCCGTGGCGACCATCTCCGTCCAGCCGCCAGAGGAATCGTGGGCTGTCGCTTCCTGCTTGTCTCTTACCAGCTCCACGCCATCGTAGGTATCGACCTGAGCGATGGCACTCCCGTTAACGGTGAGCACCATACCTAAACCATTGATTGCATTTGTCATATTCTGACCTCCGTATTTTTATTTAAGTTTTACCAATAAAAAAAGCCCTCATCGCTGAGAGTTTGTTACGCAAAATGTTACCCAGGGACGACTGACTTAATGGTTCTGTATTAAAACCCTGAAAAATGTCAGGGTGCGAAAGCGTGTGGGAATATCGATGTCCTGCAGGGACTGGGGAAGCGTTTCTTCGATGATGTCACTGATATAGTAAGTGTTGCTATTAACAATGACCACGATATTGTTTTTACAGTTGAGTGAATCTTCGACGGCTCCGCAGATCTGGTCGGCAAAGGACGAATCGTTCGCCCAGCAATCTATCTGAAAACTGACTTCCTGCATATTTGGGGCAGCGGGGTACACTTTGCCGCCACGCCGGAACAGAGAGATGCAAGGTAAAACGCCAACATCCGGGACCCGGGGACAATAGATACGTGCATTCACACCGACGCCAATCAGATTTGTAAGCGCTGTCTGAGTCAGCAGATATGAACGTAAGATTGTGTTTGTATCCTGCATTAGGCGTCTCCCAGGTTAGCTCTGATTCTACCTGCCATTTCCGCTTCGGTGAATCGTTCGTCCGCTGCGGGCTTCATGTATGGCCTGGCTGGCATTTTAGAGGTGCCAGTTTCGAGGTAGCCGCCATAACCTGAAGTTGAATAGACCGCTCCCTGTAGTTTTTCGAGTCCTAAACCTTCTTCATCGGTTACTCCACCCAGGGCCCATGAAATGGAATCTTTATTGTTGCCGGTTGGACGACGTCCGTTCTTGGCGATGCTAGGCCACATTTCGGAAACCGGGCTGTTTTCCTTCGAGTCCCTTACAACAGCCACGAGTACATCTTTCAATGAGGCCTCGGCAGCCTGTATAACCGCTGCTTCCGCTTCGGGGATATGGAGATTGAGTGTAACCGACATATCGAGTTCCATTACGTTGGCTCCCCGCTCGCTTTCAGAGTTTGCAGCGAAACTTCTTTGTGATGATTAGTAGTGGTGGAATCATTGATATGGTCGACTAGTAAAACCTTGAAAGTCTGTCCTTCCCAGATAACTCTGTCTTCTTCAGTAATGTCGATATCGGGGACATACATCACAAGGTCAACCATTTCGAGTTGCGCGCCGTTCCACAGCGTCTTACCGTTCATCTTACCTATCCGGCAGGCCTGAGCGGGGTAAGTATCAGCCCATGTCTTGATAGGGTTTCCATGGGCGTCTGAACCTGTCACAGTGAAACGCTGTATTTCTGCTGTGTGAACCAATAAATCTATAAAACCCATAGCTCACCTCTAGTAAAAATGCTCCACACCTTCAACCTCGCCGAAGTTGACAAAGTCCATCTCAGCCCAGTCCATGGCCGGTTGCGTGTTCTCTGCATCCCGTAACTTCGCCGCCACAGCGAGCATGTTTGTGACCTGTTTCTTTGTATAGGAGTAATCACCGATGCGTTCGCTGTCGGCATTCTGTGTTAGACTTGCAGCCCACGCTTCGAGAGCTTGTGCCGCCGGTAAACGATAAGAGCCGGGATACATGTCAATGAAGGACTGTATCTCCTCATCTGTAAAATGTGGTGATGTTGTCGAAGTATCCGAAATGAGAAGACGAATCTTGCCTATGCTAGTTGTTAAATCGTAAGTAGCAGTCATTGACTAACCTCTTAAAAGTTGAGGGCGGGAAGATGTTTGCCTCCCGCCCTCTAATTCAACTCCGGTAGAATTTAATTAGGCATGACCGGCGGTTATTCCGCCAGCATAGCAACCTCTCCAATCCAGAGAAGTTCTGGCCAGGATGAGACGAACGCGGTATTTGATGGTGTCGGTATCGAAGTCACCACTCATGGGACTCATGGGAGCGCCACCAACTGAAACCTTGTTGCTGGCTTTCATGGCGATTTCAGGAACTTCGTGTCCCTGCATGTGCTCGACTTCCAGAGCCGGTAAGATGGCCGGATCAGCGAATAAATACCAGGGAGCCGCGTTGGTAATATCGAGGACGGGTAGCAACGGATCCACAACTAACTGCAGGCCGTAATCGGACAAGGTATTAGCAGTTGGTAAAGTGGTTGGGACGGCATCGGTATTACTACCCCCCTGAACACTCATAATCCAGGTAGAGGTCAGGATAGAGCGGGCCGGAAGTTCAAGGATTGGAGGCACGACCAAATATTTCGGGCGGTTGCGGACTACTACGCCGTCCAGATCCCTGAAAACCTGCATACGTGCAATCGCAACTGCTAGATTAGTTATTGAGAGCGCATCCTGGTAGCAGTTGACACTGTCGCCGGTGAAAGCTGTGCCGGTTGCTGAGAATAGAAACCCGTTTGTTGGCGTGGGTTTGGTGGTTTCGACGATGTGAGCGCCAACATTGTTAGCATACTGTTGGGTGGCCAGATACTGCTCAGTGTAGCTGGCAGAATCGGCCATGCGGGCAGGGGTGTCCTGCAAAGCACCGAGGTCGTCGTTGATGATTGACTCCCAATCAATCTCGAATTTCGAACCGTATTTGTAGGCCTGGAGGGGATACTCGATTTCCGAGCGCTTAGTTCCGGGGTATTCCGCTCCCTGGGTAACTTGGGACATGAGACCGGTGCCACCCCAGATTTTGAACCGTCTATTCAGACGGAAATCGACAACCGAGGCGTTGGTCTTTGCAAATTGCTTGTAGACCTGGGGGATTGTCTGGTACCGGGCTAAGACTGCTCTATCCAGCACGTCGCCAAAGAGCATACCGAAGTCGGAAGTCGATAACGCTTCCTGCAGGCGATAAGCTCTTTCATAACGGCTAAGGTAGCGACCGTTCATTTTGCTCTGAAAGACCAGGTCGGCGGCTTCTTTCAGTTGTTCCGGGGTGTGGGAATTCACAATCGGTTTATATTCCCGTTCTGCGGATTCCCTTAATTCAGAGAATTTCTCGAACATACTTTAACTCCTTAAAAGTTCGTTATTTGGATAATAAAAAACCGCTCGTTAGGAGCGGCTATCAGGTTAGCTGATTAATTCAGCCTTAGTCGTGGATGATATAGTTCAGGTAAAGTTCAATGTTACCAGCAGTCAGGTCGTGCGTGGTGATAACCAGGGACGGCTTTCCACCGGCAGCTTCACTCTTAACACACGTCGCTGTGGTATTAACAGGAACCACGGGAACCATTGCGTCAGAAGTCGACCACGGGACACCGGCAACCGCAGCGTCAGCGATGATATCATTGGCGCCTGTGACCTGAATCGATGCTGTTGTGCCGCCAGCACCTGTAAGCGCGTTTTTGATATAACATTCACCGCTTACAATTCTGGCTTTAGCCGGAAGTGTGTCGCCGCGGAATGAGACAGTTCCCACAGCATGGGCATCGGTAGCGAAGTCCCAGACAAAACGGGCTGTCCGTCTCAGGTTAAGGTGATTACTGGAAATCGGGTCTACCAGCGATTCAACTACTGCACCGGCAGCCACAGCACTCAAGAGAGTGGTGGCATCTAAAACGCCAGCGGCAAATAGTGCACGCCCTGCGGCATTGGCAGAGATAACACCGGCTGCCAACTTCCCCGTTGTCACGTTAAGGTCAGCAATCGCGGCAGTAAGGACGTTTTGAGCCAGAATCTTCGCACTCGTGACAGCATTCGGTGCGAGTTGGGTTGCGCCGACTGTACCGGCACCTAATGCAAAACCGCCCGGATACGGTACATGCATGACTTTAATGGTATGGGTTGCACTGGTAACAGCTTCCAACGCCATTCCGAATGGACATCCGGTAGTGGTGTTATCCACGCCGTCAATCGCATCGTTATACCAGAGGGGATCCCCCGCTGCGACTGCTCCCAAAGTGGCAGTCACGGGAATCTGACAAACAAAGGGGCCGAAGTTGACGGTAGTGTGAGTGGCATCATTGCCGCCTTCTCCGATTGCTGTGATTGCAATACCCGTCATATTTCCGTATCTGACAGGAACACCAACTGCCGGAGCAGCTGGATCGGCGACAACCACACTTTGACAGAAACCGGGTTCATATAAAATATCGTTAGCCATGTTTAATTAACTCCTTAAAACATTTTTTGATTTACTTTTTGCGCGCTTGTTGCTTACCGGCCGCGGGCGGCGATTTCGGCCTGTTCGGCTGTCATTCCCATACCCTTGAAACTCTCGACCAGTGCATCATTTGCCTTTTTTGCTTCTGCTTCATTCAAGATTTGGGGTTTGGCGCCGAGCCCTCGAACTTTGCCGGACTCGGTGATTTTGGCGATGTAATCAGTTTCGGCTTTGATTGCTACATCTACGCCTTCGACAGATACGGCCTCTTTGAACTGCTCGGTCAATCTCTCCTTGGCAGCGTCGGGAAGCGTAGTCTTGGCGATGGCTTCTTTGATAAGAGCCTGCGCTTCAGCTTTTGCTTTTGCCTTATCCGCTTCGGTGATTTTGGCTTTCAGTTCCGTGACTTCTTTGGTTAATGTTTCGTTTGATTCTTTGAGGGATTTCACCTCAGCTTCTGATTCCATTAATTTCTTAGCCTCCTGTTTATTTTTGGCCTCGACTTCGGACTCAATAAGCCGTACAATGTCGGGCCTGCGTTCCCTAATTTGAGCTGCGTCTATCAGGTCAATATCGACGGTGGGGTCAGCAGATTCGTAAACAGCGATGCCTCCACCTGCTCCGGGCTCTGTGACAAAATCAACTGAGCGGGCGCGGATAAGACGCTCAATCAATTTGGTTTTTGTACCTTCGATAGTGGCGTCGGATGCTGAACCTATGGCATTAATAGATGTGCCGATTTCTTTCATCATGTCTTTGTCGCGGAGCGTATTGAGCTTGGATTCAAACCACGGCTCGACGACGTTGAATGCGGATTGCAGAGCGCCCCCTGCTCCCACAAAAACCTCGCCAACCAAAGAGCCAACCCAGTCTCTTATCGAACGCTCAGGGCGAGCCCGATCATCAGCTTCCGTCGGGTGATCAGCAAACATCTTCGCACCCCTGAAAATGTCCTTATCCCGTGCGAGCGTTTCAGGGGGGTAATACCGGCCTTTACCGGCATTAAATCCAGGCTTGATGATTGTGATAACACCTTTCCCGCTCTTAAAACTGGATTCAGTAAGAGGCGTAAAATCTGATAGAATCTGCCTTGATTCCGATTCCTTCACCCACTTCGGAATGTCGTCATCGGAAACGCCAAGCGTTTTGTATGAAGAGCGTACTTTCTGTTTTGCGCCAGCCATGTCGGCCTCCGGAATTTCCACCTTATTACCGCGAAAACCACCGGGAGAAAACGCCGCAGCAGCCCGTCCTAGTTGCGTCTTTGTGACCTTTTTAGTCGGATCTTCCCAAAGCCGTAACTTCCACTCCGAGGGAGTGTCCGAAGGGGTATAGGCATAAGCGCTTTTGGGGTAATCAACGCCGTCCTCTGTTTTCGTGGCGGCTTGCTCTTTTAACCAAGCTAGACAGGAATCGCACTCTTTGATGGCTTCCGTAATCCGAGCCGATTCTTGTGTGTCATTAGCGCTGCCGCCAGCTGGTGTTAGAAGTTCATTGCAGAGACTAATAATCTGCTTGATTCGGGCAGCATCGGCAGCGGCGTGTTTCGCGCCTGCTTCCTGGATTATCTGGGAGTATTTAGTCTGTAGAGTTTCTTTGAGAGTCATTTATTTACCTCCAATGATTTTTGGGAAATAAAAAAGGCGCCTATTTCTAAGCGCCTAAGTATTTCTTGAGAAATAATTTCTGGATTATATACTTGACGCAGATTAGGGCAATTCTAGCCCTTTCTACTTGACAATAAGTAAAAGTGTGTTTTCTACTTTACAAATGATGAATGTATGAATTGTAAAGTAAGTGCTAGAATAAGACAGAATTTTGAAAGGGGAGTAAATGGAAAATGAAAAAGGATTCGGAACCAGAACAAAGCAAACAGGAATTATTGGACTCTCTTAAATCAACGGAGTGCTTGTACTATCAAACCTACATAGAAGACATTAAGAAATTATTCCCTAACTTGGTTCCCGACAATGTTATTCCCGATGCTAGATTTTACGCTTTTATCACGCTCATTATTGTCCATTTTATCTATGATACCTATGGGGAGGATTTTCTTAAAATTCATCCCGACTACCTCAAGAACTTCCTTAAGGTGTTCATTACTCCGTCTAATACGTTCCTCTTCGGGGGGTAAAAAAGCATAATAGTTATTGATGCGGAATCTAAATAACTTTATTTTTAAGGAGATAGCTCTATTAACGTTTTCATACTTGATTCTAAAATACATCAAAATTCCCCCATAATATTATTGACTTTATTACTTTACAATAACTTCACTTGTTGCTATCTGCATCAAGTATATAAGCCCGAATAATTTAATCAGTTTCTGGCAGCAATCCCGGACTCACGCTGCAAGTACAATTTGGGTGAATTTCATCTTCTGGAATGGGGAAGTCTTGGTCTATGGGAATCACACCCGCGTCAGCGTTTTTAATGCAATCTTCGCAATTGCCCTCTTTCCCGCCGGAACCTAGAATCCATTCCTTGCCATACTGACTGCCGAAGGTGCTGATTCTATCGACAGTGGCAGTCCTTAGCGCATGGGAACTTTCCGTCCGGGCTATCATGTCCGCCCTGTACTTGCTCATGTCCTCGAATTCTGCTCGGATGTCACGGCTGATACCTTCAATGCCGCGCTTGTTGTCGATGCCGTCGCTGATGATTTGGGCGATTTGCGATTTGCTCTCATCATTCAGGTTTGTTACCAACTGTGCGCAATATTTGTCAGCCCATTCCACGGCAGCTCTCATCGGCGGCCCCTCAAACTGAATCGGGATGCCCATCTTGGTAATGCCGCAG